TAAGAGGATTTATCCTACCACTCTCTTTATACCCTTTACCAAATAACACTTTCTGGAAGTTAGGATTTAATGTATTAGGGGAAGCGTTATGTTCTGGAGCATTCCAAATATTAACTATTCGAGTCCAAGCTTTTCTATTACCTTTACCTGATTCACTTGTAGCGGCAGGGTTATTTTCAATAGCTATAACCTCTCCTAGAAGAGGAATATCTTTATATCTAGCATTTCCTTGAAAAGCAAATGGTGGATTAGCAGCTTCATCTGGGTCGATATCAGCGGCACTGCTTATTGTTACATAGAAACAGCCATTAATAGCAAGAGCACTACCCATTTCTTTATACCTTGGGTGCTTATTATCTAAGATAATATCTACTACACGGCCGTAAAACAGACCGGCATTACTTGCTGATCCTTTACCACCACTACTAGCTCCTGCTCCTGTACCTGATCTACTGGTCGCCATTATCTGTTTCGTTTACTTCTTTATTCATCGTCTCAGCTTCTTGTAATAAGTCAGCTAATTCTGATATGTCGAATTCTTCTCCTTTCGATTGACCTGTTTCGATTCGCTGAATGATAGTAGCTAGTTTAATTAAAGCTTCATCATTCTTAACACCAATCTCCATATATTCTTTTATCATAGGGACTACTAATGTAGCATCTCCTATACTTTCAATCAAAGGTTTTAACTCAGCGATTAAAGCAGTAACTTGCGCACGGGTAGATTTAGAGTTAGTATGTATCTCTTGAAATAAATCAGCAAGAGAGGTTTCTCCAAAAATTTTCTTTTCTAAACTCATACTGTTTTTACTAATAAATAGGTTAGTCAAGAATATTGACTACTAATCCGTTCTCGCTATACTCAAAGTACTTATTATAGAATTCTGATTTTAGTTTAGAGATTACTCTAGTTAGGTGAGGGGTTTCGCAGTCAGTCATCTCTCTAATATAAATATAGAGCGCTTTTTTCTTGAATATATCTAGGTCGTGCCTGGTCTTAAAGATGGTTAATACTGCGTCTGCTATCTTAGCTTCTTGTTCTTTAGGAAAGAACTCATCCATCTTCTCATACATCTCTTCAATCCATGCATCTAAAAATGCAGCTAAAGACATCTTAAAATGTCCATCTACTTCTAAATCAGGTTCATAAGACTCTTCTACATCTGAGAATGATCCAATCTGTTTTAGTTTTTTATAGTTTTTGTTATTGTAGTTGATCAACCATCTCTTTACAATTGTACCGAAGTAGGAATATGCTTTCGCTCCATTAGTAGGATCAAACTTCATAATCTTCTCTTCTAATAAAACAGAAACGATCTCATGTTTGAGATCTTCAATATGTTCTACGTCGGTGTAGTAAAATTTAAAGGTATGGATTATATTCTCTGCCAATTTATAAAAAGGCATGTATATATGATCAGTAAAGACCCTAGCTCTAAGAACTGGGTCTGTTGAATTATTGTAGATAACTATATACTCTTCGGTCTCTTTTGTAAAGTAGTTACTCTTAGCTTTGGTTCTTGCCATAATTAGTCGGGAGCATGTATCGGTTTAGCTCTTCTTGTACGTTTTGTAATTGTTTAAAGAAATAACCGACCTCATCGTCTGACTGAAATGTTCCGCTTTCATCTAACTTCTGTAGGTGCATTTTTGCTTCAGCTATAGATGCTGAAATATTATTAAGGTATTGTACTTGATCCTGTACTACGTCTTCATATTTTTCTAACTTTCTTAATAAGTTATATATTGCAAACATAGATACAATTAATAGTAGTCCTAAAATTCCTATAATCCAAATCATATTATAAATTTTTAATTAAGTTTGATAATCCTTCTGAAGAGTTTACTGGACGCCCTGTAGTTGCTTTAGCTTTCTGTACTTTAGGTTCTGTACTACCGCCTTTATTCTTCCACATATCGTATTCTACTTTAGAAGCCATAAAGTCTGCTGAGTGTAGGATATTTACAATGTTAGTTCTCATACGAGAGTCTGGATTATGACTGAAGAAGTAAGCTTCATTAGCCTTATCAAATACTCCATCATGTAATCTAATACCTAAATACTCGTTATGAGATAACTTAATACCAAACTTCTGTAAGATAAAAAGAGAACGGTCAGGTATAAGCATGAAAGCGATTTCAGGATTAGGAGTATACATTTCATGTAACTTATCCTGTCTCCACTTATCTGTTTGAGGAACATAGCAATCTACCTCACCGTCACCTATTTTACCTAAGTCATGAAAGAGTGCCGCCATAACCAACTCTTCATCGGTAAAGTCAATAGAAGCTCCCATTGCTTGCCATAATTCTTTTTGTTTTATAGCAGATTGTACAACTCTATTAACGTGATCAATATAACCACCCGGAAAAGCATTGTGATACCAAGATTTACCACTAGCAGGAGCCATTACCATATGATCGGATAACGATTCTACTAAAGTTAAAACTTGATTCTTACGATCTTCACCAATATAATGGTTAATAATCTTAATGTGTTTTTCCCAATTTGCTTGGATTTGTTCGGCACTTAACATAACTTGATTTTTATTTATAGTATTCCCTTATTTATATTTATATCTTTATATATCTATATATTTAATATCTTATATATTTTATCTTATATTAATATATTCTATATAATATCTTATATATTTCGAAGATATATAAAAAAACGCAGAATAGCCACTCTTTTAGGAATTATTTTTCCGGATCCATTAAATTACTTTTCTTGGCACCTGGAAACTTAGCTTTTTTAACCGGGATAACCTCTTCTCCCTTAGGTTCCTCTACATCAACATTACCTTCTTGTATAGCGGCAGCTGCTGTAATAAGAAAATCGGCAACTTCTGAACCGGTATCAACGATAGGGGTAATAACTTTAGTGATGTTAGCAGTTGCTTGTTCAACTTCCTTACTAAACTCGGTATGTGGAGTAGAACGACGAGGTGTTTCCTCTTCTTTAATAAGCCTTTCAAGCTCATTTCTAACCTTATCTCCAGCAGAAGTATTTACTTCCTTGTTAACGAACATACCTTTATAGTCAGCAACACCTAAGGCGTAGATAATTTCATTTAATTCTTGAATAGTTAACTTCATAGTTTATTATTTTAATAGTTTATACCTTAAATTACGGATTTTTCCGCAGACTAGCAACTTTTTTTAGTGAATTTCACAAGATTTTTTGGTGAGAATGAAGGAGTTAGGGTGGTAGCAGCAGAGAATCCCGATTAGGCCGAAGGCCCCACGCGCATCGCGCGCATTTCGACCCGAAAATTTTATGATTTTATAGTGTCTTTAGCTTCATTTCTTCCAATAGACTATCAACATTATAGTCATAAATGGGAGGGGTCATTGTACCTTTCAATAAATCATCAAAGGATTTAATAACGGCACATCTTTCATAGTATTCTTTGTCTTGATAGTAGTATAGGAGGTGGTTGAGGGCTTGGAATACTCCCATCTTATCATATTCTTCGGTAATGACGTAGATGTTCTCAAACTTTTCGAGGTCGATCTTAAGTAGGTAACTATAAAGACGGTCATAAAATTGTTCTTTTACAGTCTCTCTTACAGATTCGTACTGCTCTTTATATCTCATCATGTACATTCCATCGATGATAGAGTAGTTCTCAAGACCCCTCACCACCATTCCCATCAAAACGTAAGGGTTTTGAAAGAGATGTTGTATGTTATGTTCCTCATATATAGCCTCGTCAGAGGCATTGAAGATGTTAAATAGTTTTTTCGGGTCTAATTTTTGCATTTATCAGCATATAATAGTTGCTTCTTAGATAAATATATCGTATATTATATAGAAGTATAAGGATTAATATCCTGAAAGGCAACTATTAAAAGAAAATTAAATATGGTAGAAGTATTATTTTTACTCTTAGGTGCAACTCTAGCGTTTGTGTATATGCAGCATGAACAGAAGAAGGACCTGGAAAAGAGGGTTAAGACTCTAGAATCGGACTATCTAAGTCTATGTAACCAGTTAGAAGAAACAGAAAGGGATCTTCATAGTACTCTTAGTTCAAAGATCCATTCTATTGAGGCAGAATTGTGGCAACACAATCGCCGACATGAAGATGAAAAACGTAATAAAGAATTATTAAAAGATTAGTCGATAACTCCCGGGTATCCGCTCTTCCAATCCATGTTATATGATCTACGATGATCTCTCCAACCTTCATTTCTACTTTCAAGGAAGGCCTAATTTTGATAAGATACAAGACTATCTCTCTAGTCTATCAAGCGATTCTGAAGACGGTACTCGGGACCTCGGCTATTGTAAGGTTATTATCTCTTCTTATGTAACAGGTTACTCTACTCTCTGTGAGTCCCATGAAATCTATGATGATCTCCATATGGTTTTAGAAGGACAAGAGACAGTTGAGTTTTATAACCCTAAATTAAACAAGGTAAAGTTTAATTACAATGAAGAAGATGATGTAACCATTTACTATAAGGAGGCAATGCCTACGGTTGTTCTTCCTTTATACAATCGAAAATTCTGCTATCTTCCGGCAGGAGAAGTACATTCACCTGGTCTACCACATAAAATCGGGCCTTCATATGTAAAGAAGGTAGTGGTCAAGATCAATACCCGATGATTATTAAATTAAAAATGAAATCAAATGTTCACACTAGTATTATTCACTGTCGTAGCCATTGTCGCTATCATAGGCAGTATAAAGATGTATAACCAATTAAGTCGTATCCAAAGCGATATCTCAGCTATAAAGAAAGACAATGAGAGACGAATCGAATTCAATAGACAAAGAAACGAAAAACGAAAAGAAAGAGACATTAATAACAAAAAGCAAGAACGAAGAGCCGAGGTTATGTCCAAGATGCAATCGGTTGATAAGAGAGGATAACTTCTGTTATCCATGTTCATGGGATCCATGGTATACTAGATAACCCCTATATACAAAAAAATCTCCGAAAAAAATTCCGGAGACTTTCTGAAAACATACCCAAAAGGTTATTTTGGAATTCGACTATAGGTAATAGTCTTTCTTGTCCTTAGGTTCTCCTACGGTTAATATGCC